GAGGATCGCGGCGAACTTGCGCTTGGTTTCCTCGCTGGCGTTTTCGGGGAGGGCGAAGGTGCGGCCATTGGATTCGATGACGACCATCTTGGGGGTGGCGCGGATGTCTTGGACCAGCTCGTCGCGGTTGGCGGCGTAGGCGCGGAGGTAGTTGATGACGTGCTCGGGATTATTCGCTGCGAGCGCGTCGCCTCCTTTGGTCATGCCGTCGTGGACGGACTCGGCGGTGACGCCGTCGGCGTTGCGCGCCTCGAACCAGTAGACGGTGGATTCGGTGCCGTCGGAGCGGATCATGCGCGTCCATGTTTCTTTCTTAAATCCGAGCGTGAGGAGGGCGCAGGCGGACTTGAGGTTGGCGGTGTGGAATAGTTCTTTTTGTGTCATGTTTTTGGGGGGGGGGAGATAGGGAAATGCCTCCCATGGGAATTCATGGGAGGCATAGGAATCAGGCGGGCGATTACGTTGGGGTGACGGCCGCAGTCGGGGTGGATGCGGTACCTGCACCGCCGGTGTTGTTGGCAACTACGGTGAAGGTGTAGGACGTGCCAGTAGTCAGGCCGCTGACAAGGATCGGCGACGCTGCGGCGGTGGCAGTGATGCCGCCCGGATTCGAAGTGGCGGTGTAGCTGGTGCCAGCAGGTGATCCGGCGGTGAAGGTGATGGTCGCTTGCTTGACGCCAGCGGTAGCGGCCAGCGGGGTCGGTGTGCCTGGAGCCGTAACCAAAGTGCCACCGGTCATCGTTTTTTCGTACTGGGTGAGTTCGACGCTGATCTTTTTGAACTCGCCGGAAGCAGCGGATTCGCTGACGGAATCGACGAGGATCGTGCCGCCCGTGAGTCCGTAACTGGTGGCGCTATTCGCGAGGGCATAGATGGTGCCGACGTTGAACGAAGCCGCACCGTTAAGGGTGCCGTCGAGCTTGATTTTTGCGGTATTGCCCGTGAATGCGACAGCCACGACATCGCCATTGGCGTCCATGACTTCCGTCTTTTTCGGGGAGACGTCGCGGGAGAAACTGGAGAGAAGAATTCCAGTCTCGTTGGTGATTCCGAAGTTTACTCCGTTAGCGGAAGATTCTTTAAATAAGGTTGCTGGCATGGGGGGGATGGGTGGGTTCTCCCATTCCTGCTATGTCAAATGTCAGGCGAGTAAATCGACGATGCCGATGGTCAAACTGGCTTGGCTGAGCCACCGATTTTTGTCTTGCGAATCCGCCCAATTATTCAGCACGGCACCACGGCAAGCGATCGACTCACTGGCAAATGGCGTGACCATGGTGGCGGCATTGCGAAGGACAGCGCGAAGAGCGAGACACGTGACGCGGTGGTCTTCGAGGCTATCTTCGATGACGGCGGGCGATGAGATAATAATGCGGACGCTGGCGAGGTAGAGCGCGGTGGCGGGTGAGTCGGTGTTTTCGCACGCGACGTAGATGACCGCCTTGTCGTTCGGGACCTCCTCATCGTTCTGGCCTTTGAGAATGATCGCATCGTTGAAGTAGCCTGAGTCGGCGAGCCACATGGCGACGGCTTGTTCAGTGGGGAGGTTCATGCGCGGGAGCCGGGGTGAAGGGTGACGACGTATTCGCCGGGGGTGGAGATGAGATCGCGGACGTCTTGGATGACGTAGCGGCGGGCGTTGAAGATGACAATTTCGCCACGACCCGGAGGGGTGGCGAGTGACGACGCGAGGAAGCGGCAGGTGTACTCCCCGCCCTGCCTGAGCCCGCCTATTTCAAGGTCGAGCGTGATGCGGACCGACGAGAGGCAGACGAGGATTGGTGCGCCTCGGAAGGTGACTGCTACGCCGTGCGCCGTATTTTGGACGGCGGCGGATTTGAGCCGGAAGGCGTTGATGGAGGCGGGCGACATTTATGGAGGCGGGGCTGTCAAAACAAAACGCCCCGCTGGCGTGTAACCGGCGGGGCGTCTGTGGGGGGGGGCGCTGCGGGGGCAGCGGGATTGGTTACGCTTGTCGAATCAGGATGCCTTGGGTCGTGTTGCCCTTGGCGAATCCTTGGAGCCACGAAACGCGGTTGTTAACGACAAGCGTTGCAGGATCGACCCACTGCGTGAGCATCACGCGGAAGCCAGTTGCAGGGTCTTCGATGTAATTAATGGTGCCCGGGTAGTTCAGGCCGCCGATGACTTCACCTGGTCCCTTCGGCGCGCGGGCGACGAAGATGGTTGATTCTGGATTGCCAGCAAAACCGATGCGCTTGTCAGTGGTGTTGAGGCCGAGCGATGGATATTCGTCAATCTGGATGCCTGAGACCTTTGGGAGTTTACCTTCCGCGATGGCATTCATGTTTTGCGGGTTGTTGAGGGCCGCGACGATGGTCGTGTCAGCGAGCAGCGCGCCGTAAACGTCCGAGTTGAAAACCGCGAAACGGTTATCTTCGGCGATACCAGAGCTGGCCATTTTGTTGCGGATCGCCAGGATCAGCTTGGCATAGGTCCAGTCGGTCGTGTTGGTCGTTGGCTGGACGGTTTGCGAGTAATTCGCGAGCGTCCAGAGGGAGGCGACAGAATCAACGATGCTGTTGGAGATGGCGACGGCGATCGGCTCTGCGGCTTCTTCGATGAGGTCACGGTTGGTGGCGTTGTATTCGGAAGGGCCGAATGCGACGTGGACTTCTTTATGGTCGCTGAGCGTGACGGATACGTCAACGTCGGCGGTATCAACTGCGCCGGAGCCGAAAGCTCTGACAGTGCCGACCGCCTTGGTGCGGGTGACGACGGATTGACCGAGCAGCGCGTTGTCGACTTGGCCGTCGATTTCGCGGAATCCTTTGCTGATCATTTTCAGCAGCGGGCGCTTGGTGAAGGTGAGGGCGAGTGCGCGCTGAAGAATCAGGTTGCCGTAGAGTGAGCCGTTAGCGTTAGACATAAGAGTGGTGGGGTGGGATTAGAGTTTTTAGATTACGAGTGATGGGCGGGTGTCAAATTTAGAACATTTGCTTTTCGTTCGCCTGATAGAATTCCGCGCGTTGGGTCGGGTCTTGGATTGATGCGTACTCCTTGCGGAAATCCTCGGGGGTGCGGGCCTGATCGATGACGGCGACGTCGGGGATGTTGGTGGCGGGCATGAGGCCGAGGACCTTTTTCAACGATGCGTGAAGCGCGTTAAGCTGGGTGTGCTTTTGGTCGTAGGCGGCGAGGTCAGCGCGGGCGATCGATAGCTCGGTGGTCTGGTCGGCGAGCTTCGCGGAGAGGCTGGAGATGACGGTTTCCTTGGTGGCGATGTCGGCGCGAACGGTGGCGAGTTCGGCGGAGAGGACGTTTTGCGCAGCGGCGAATTGGGCGACGTCGCTGACGATGGCGTCGAGCATGGGCGCTTTGGTTTTCTTCTCCTCGTCGTCTTCTTCGGCGGCGGGATCTTCTTCGGCGGCTGGAGTTTCAGCGGCAGGATCCTCGGTGATCGGTTGTTCGGTGCCGTCGGCTTCTTCTTGCGCTTGTTCCTCGGGGGATTCGGCGGCTTCGTCTTCGGCGGTTTCTTCGGCCTCTTCCTCGGCGGTTTCAGCAGCTTCTTCAGCGGCGTCTTCGGGGGTGGTGACGGTAATGGTGACGGTGGCGAGCGCCTCGTCTTCGGTGGTGGATTCGGGGGCGGTTTTCATAGGTTCGGAAAATAGGCCGGTGGGATTCGCGGCGGGGATGTCGACGATGTCGCAGCTGTAGATTTCGGTGCAGCGGGCGAAGCGGAGGGTGCCGTCGTCGCCACCTTCGGGAGCGCCTGAAAATGCGATGGAGAGACCGAAGGCACCGGGCATGGTTTCAGCCATCTCCATGATTTTCTCAAAGTCGGAATGGCTCTTGAGAAGGTGCATGTCGGCGCGGAGTTGAGCGCCATCGATGGCGAAGTTTTTGAGCACTCCGACCATGGCATCGATGCCGGTGTAGTGGTCCATCTTGACTCGCAATCCGTCGCTGTAGGTTTCGGCGCAGGCTTTGACTTGCTGTAGCGTTTTCGCGTCGATCTGGAGTGCGTGGCCTTTGGCTTCGCCCTCGGTGATGACGGAGACGCCGCGAAGCATTCCGGCGGATCGATCGACGGCGCTGCCGGTGGCGGTGGAGAAATAGGAGAGCTTCATGGTTCTGGTTCGGGGGTGGGTGTCAAAGGTGCTGCGTTTTCCTCGTCGATGGTTTCGGTGGGGGCGGCTCCAGGCATCGGCGGGATGACTTCTGAAACGTGCAGACCAGCGGCGGCGCATTTCGCTTTTAAGCGAGCGGCGGCGGAGATCATGTCGTCTTCCTCGGTCTCGTCATCGAGGCCCATCATGTTGTGGTAACGCTTGCGCGACATGAGGCCAGCTTGGACGAGCGAGAGGTAGAGTTTGCCATCGCGGCCGAGATCGACGCTCGGGGGTTTCGGGGCGATCCAGTCGCAGCGCCACCAGTCATCGCCGGGGTTTTCGAGGCGGCCGGATTCGATTTCTTGCCAGACCCAGAACGTCCAGAACGGGCGGCAGAATTGTTCGCGGATGACGGACTGGCACTCGCGGAAAAACACGTTCGAGTCTTCGAGCAGGTAGCGGGTGTTCGCGCCGCCAGCTCCTGCGACATCCCACAGAAGCTCGGGAGAAATGCCCATGCCCCATGCGATGTCCCGCATCAGGTAATCGAGGAATGCTTTGAAGTTGGTGTTGGGGTGCGTGTTGGTGAACGACTCGATTTTTTCGCCCGGCTGGAGCTGCGGGACTCCCGAGCTGTTGTAGAGTGAGTCGACGGTGACGCCGCCGGTGCCAGTCGGGATCTTGTTGCGCGAGGCGCCGAGACCGATGTTTCCCGCGTCGGGTGAGGTGATGACAAACGCGACCTGCGCGTTCATCTTAAAGCTCGCCTTCTCGAAGCCGAGGATTTCGCTGATGTCTTGGAGATGATTCGATGCGCGGGCGAGCCACGAGGGCGCGCGGAGGTAGCCGCGACGGTACATGCGTTTGACCTGGTGAAGTTCGTCGGCGCTGACGATTTTGCCTTTGGACGAATCGCCGGGGGCGAGGACGTTGTAGGCTTGAGGGCGGCCGAATTTATCGGGCAGCACGCCGTCGACCCAGTCCTGCCCCTGCGGCATCGATGACGAGTTGCCGACGGATTCGCCGCCGATGAAGCGGACCATGCCACGGCCGCTTTTTGATAAACATTTTTGCCAGAAGAAATCACCGTCGAGCGCGATCTGGCGGAGGATGTAGGGCTGAGCCTCGTAGAAATTGACCTCGGCGCCCATGTCGAAACCGAATGGCGCGGTGCCGCAGGCGTCCTCGAAAAGTTGTTCTACTTTTTTGTTCCAGGCGGCGTTGGAGGATCGAGCCTGTGGGACGAGCGGGCAAGCGTAGCGGGCGACGCCATCGATGGCGCGGGCCGCGATGCCGAGGTTGTTGTACATCCAGTGCGCGCGGCGGATCAGCTCGGTGCGGTCGTAGGATGTGAGCTCGCGTCGGGCGTCGAGCGTGGGCATGTAAACCCACGCGCGGGATCCGTTGCCGCCGATCTTGGTGGCCTCGTAGGCGGCAAACGCGGTCTCGGTGAGCTGGCTTTTCATGGCGCTGGGTTTGCGCCCCGCGCCTGTCCTGACCCCACCGTGTTTTGATTTCGCCGCCATATCTTGATTTGCGGGTGTCAAATCAAGTTTGGGACGGCATGCCGCCGAAGTCGCCGAATGTCATCAGCTGGCGGCCGCCGCCGTCTTCTTCGATGAGGTCTTCAAGGCAGTTCAGCAAAAGCCATTTCGGAAAACTGACTTGGCCGGATGACGATGAGCCCTCGGTGCCGATGGAGGTGATTACTACCTCTTCCGTAGCTGAGGCCGCGCAGGTGATCGCGAGGTCTTCGAGTTCGCTGAGGGTTTTCGTGCGGCGGAGGAATTTTTTGATTCCTCGGATTTTTTGATTCTCGTCCATGACTGGACGCGGGAGTCAAAACGGGGGAAAATCTTTTTTGAATCTTTTTGAAATAATTGTTGACGCTTTCAAGGTGGGGTGCTAAGTTCTTCTCAGTTGCACGACGCAACGCTAGAATCCAACCAACCAATCCAATGACAACAAACCAAATCGCCAAACTTCATCAAGTCTTCAACCGTCTTCAGTCTGACATTCCTCTCTACCTTGTCATCGCACTTTCAGATGCCTTCAAGGTAAACCAAGAGGAAATCGTTCGCCAATACGAAGCTTGGCAGATTGCCTGATCAACCACAAGCCGTGGTTCAATCCCACGGCCTCAATCATTAACTCCTAGAAAAAAATGAAACTACAATACGGACAAAATAGCCAATACACGACCACCGGCATCAACGGATGCGATCACGGGACCATCATCAAAGATGACGGCGAGATCATTGACCTCACTAAACAAGCCTACATCAATCAGGGCGGAACGCCCACTGATGTCTGGTACGAGGCGCACGCCACCAGTCGGACGCACCGCGACACTGATGGTGACCCGATCCAATACAAGGTGACTTGGGAGATCATCAACAGCAATACTGAGGATGAGTCGGAGGCTTGCAACTGGGATGATTTTTCAGTTTCTGAAATCTAAAAATCCCGCCGGGGTTCGATCCCCCGGCCCTAATCATTCACTCCTAGAAAAAAATGAAAACGATCAAATCATCTGAGTTCGGAATCTCATTCAAACATGCACCATATCGTATCGACGTGGTGGCTGACGGAGGATTCAAGGGTAACCTCTACCTTTCGGAGAACGACGGATTGTCTCTGACGGTGTTAGCCCCGGCATTCAAGTCGCTTCTTCCAGAAGGCGCGAAATGGGAAAGCAACGGACGCGAAGACGTCTGGATCTCTCATTGGAATGATGACGCGCTGTGTGAGTTCGATGGGAAATATGCCATCGTCCGGGTGACTGAAACATTCTCGGAGCCGGATGAAGACGGCGAGGTCGAGTATGAATCAACTGAAGTTGAATTGATCAAAACTAACATTCAATGACAGAAGAACCAGAAAAGAAAAAAGGAGGCGCGCGTGAAGGTGCGGGCCGGAAGGCTGGTCGAAGCGTGGCGACGATCGCGGTTTGCGTGACGCCGGAAGCGGCGGAGAAGCTGAAGGCTGAGTCGCTGCGGCAGGGGGTGAGTCGGTCAGCGGTTGCGAATGCGTTGTTTCTCCGGCTATAATTTATGAATATGAAAAAACCAAGAATATATGGGAAGCGGTGGATTGAATCTGAAAAGAAACGTCGTGGCGCTTCTCAGATTCATATCTTGCGTAATGAAACCGGAAGGGTTGTTGCGATCGCTTATTCAAACCCGATAAAAATTCCGATAAATCCCGTAGGCGTCGAGTTGAAGCGAGAGCCTAATGGGACATTTTTGATTGGTTAGAAGATCAATTTTTCATGATGTGCCACGCGATGTGGCAGAGCTTGAGCGCGTCCATGAAGTGATCGTCGCGCACGTCTTTCCAGACGAAGACCTGCCCGCTCGGGGTTTTGCGCGGGACCAGCTTCTGGCCTGATAGCCCGGCGAGGAATTCGGAGCTGACTTTTTTGGGGATCTGAAGCTCGGGCTTGGCGTCTTTGATCCGGTCGATGAATAGCTCCATCTTGATGGCGTGGTCGACGTAGGAGTAGAGGACGACGCCGGGGAAGTTGTCGATGACGGTGCGCGAAATGCGGGTGCCGAAAGTGACGTTGGTTCCTTTGGCCGGATAGTAGAATCCGCCCGATGCCTGGCACGCGGCATAGACTCGGAACGTCGCGTAGCCGGAATCGATCAGGCCGCACTCGGGGGCGATCATTTCGCCGCTGGGGGTTTTATAGGTCCTCGATGGCGGGTCGGTTAGCAGGTCTTCGACGGTGTGGGTGGTGCCGTAGTCGAGCACATAGCTCGCGCCGTTTTCGTCGAAGGCGCAGGTGACCCAGTGCTGTTTGCTCTGGCCGACATCGGCGCAGGTGACGACACGGGCGGGGTTGTCGATGGGACAGGTGCCGATTTCGTAGTCGCCTTTTAGGCCGAGAACGCGCGCGTCGCCGATGCTGGTTTCGACTTGCTCCCATGGCATGGCCATCGTCGAGTTCGTGAAATCTTGGAGGCCGTTCAAGGTTTCCTTGTCTCGCAGAAACTTCACGGCGAGCGGGCCGAAGGAGCAGGACCGCCACGGGGCGTAGAGCGAATTGAGGTGGAAGGAGCGGAATCCTTTTTGTGCGGATGGGTTGGTGGATTGCCATGTTCCCGACTGGAGCATCTCGATTTTCTGGCCGTCGTTGATGCTCCCCTGGCACGACTGGCAGACGTAGTGCGCGGACTCTTCGACGCGGGCCATGTTCCACTTTCCGCCGTCTCTCGCTTCCTTGTCCCACTTTACTTGCTCCCATAGTAGTTCGATCTTCTCGGAGCAGTGCGGACACGGGACCATGAATTTTTCTTGGGTGCCCTTTAGATATTCCTTCCAGATGGCGCCGTCGACAGTGGTCGGGGTGGAGGTCTTGACGCGGAGGGCGGAGACGAATGACTTGGTGCGGTTTTCGGCGAGGAGAAGCGCGGAGGTTTCTTGGTCGGTCTCCTTCGCGAACTTGTCGACCTCATCCATGAGGAGCAGACCGGCGGGGCGGCTGGCGAGGTTGGCGGGTGAGTTGGATCCGACGAAGACGACGGAGCATCGGCTGAAATGCTGCTCGAGGTTTTTGAATTTGTGCGGGTTGGTCGGCTTCTGGGCGGCGAGCGTCGGGCTGTCATCGAATAGCGGCATCCAGCGGGTTTCGGAAAACGAGCGGGCGAGCGATTCGGTCGGCATCACCCAGACCATCGGCTGGGGTTTGTTGACGATCCGCCACGCGGTGCCGGCTTGGATCATGGTGGTCTTTCCGGTTTGGGTTCCGAAGACCAGGACGAGGTCGGAGATGTCGATGTCGCCGAAGCACTCGAGCGGCTCGCGTAAATAGGGCGTCATCGTGACGGAAAAATTGCCCGGCATTTGCGTCTGGCGTTCTGATAGGATCACCTCGTCGCTGCACCAGTCGACGACGGAGCGGCGATCGATCGGGGCGTAGATGGCGCGGATGTGTTCACGCAGGTTTTCGGCGGCGGGGGTCATGCCGTTTGAGAATGGAGCACGGAGGTCGGAATCACACCGCCTTCTTCTGGCTGGAAGCCAGACGCATTGATTTCAATGCTATCCGCGCATTTTGGTTTGCCGAGATACATCCCTGCGCCGCGCCGCGTGATTTCACTAAACGGAATCACCGGGCATGTCAAGCGTTGGCGCGCTTCCGGGTTGAGAAAATAGATATATCGAAGTTGAAAGCCGGGTAATGGTTTCCAGCCAGCATCGGAGAATTGCTTCATAGATGCCGCGCCATTTTCCATGACGTGCTTTCCTTTTGTAAGCGTTGTCCTAGACGCTACCACCCTCGCCTGCTGCTGCTGCTGCTTACTGCGTCCGTCAGTCAATGAGGTGCGAGAAAACTTTTCCCCTGTGGGAGCTTCCCATACTTGAGTATTTTCTTTTATCCCCGTCAGCACGAAACCGCTCGCCCGATAAATCGTCCCGTCTCCACATTGCGTGCCGTCTGCAAAAGAAACGACCCATTCGATGTGAGGGTATGCCTTGCGAATGAGTCGCATAGCAACGGCGATTGCACGGGATTCCGAGTTGCGCGGCAGCCAGTCTGCAAACGCCATGCGGTTCAATTCAAGAAAGCCGTTCCAAGTAGTGCCTTCCACTATGCCGAGCATTTTCCGTTTGTCGAGTGATGGGCCGAATGACATCGCGCCGCCGCATTTTCCATCGAGAAATACTCCAAAGTGTAGCTGTGAGTTCTGAACCACTTTGCCGGAGTAGTGGCACGCCTTCACGATGCGCGCAGCATCGGCGGAACTTATCGGCTTCACGATGATCTCCTTTGCGCTCATGGTTTGGCTCGGTTGAATGATTGGCAGATAAACGCCAGCGCGTTGCCGTTGCAGTTTTCGTTCACGCCGCTTTCACCGTGTCCCATTTGTTTCGCTTTGCTCATCGCCGCTTGCACGTCCTCTGCTTGCTCATCGTGGACGGTGAAAGTCATTTGTTGAAACGGTTGCTTGTCCTCGCTGGATAGTTCCGGCATTCCGGCTTCTTCAATGTCGAATGCGCCAAGCTCGTCTTCCGAAAATCCAAGCAGGCCAAGGTCAAAGTCTGCCTCCCGCAAGTCCGCCAACTCAAGCCCGAGCATCTCCTCGTCCCATCCGCTGTTGAGCGCGAGCTTGTTGTCGGCGATGATGTAGGCGCGCTTCTGGGTTTCGCTCAGATGGTCAAGCCGGATGCATGGGACGGTTTCTAAGTTGAGCTTTTGCGCGGCCATGACGCGGCCGTGGCCGGCAATGATGCCGTTGGTGGCATCGATCAGGACAGGGTTTGTGAATCCGAATTCGCGGATGGATCCGGCGATTTGTGCTGTCTGCTCTTCCGAGTGGGTCCGCGAGTTTCGCGCGTAGGGGATGAGGTCGGCGGTTTTGATTTGTTCGATGGTCATATTGATTTTCTGATGATTGCGGTGAGAGTGTCGAGCCAGTCACCGAGCGTCTTCTCGATGGTTTTTTGTGGCTGGCCGTAGAGGCGCGGGGCGAGAGTTTTGGGCATTACCTCCATCATCTGCTTGGCGGCGATGTGGGGGCGGCTGGTGATGTCGCGGGCTTCGTCAAAGTAGAGCATGATGCCCTCTTGCTGCTGCCATTCTTTGAAATCTCGCTCGGCTTTGTGGCGATTATTCCGGCTGGAGATGTAGACCTGGTTCGCTTTGCGGATGTCTTCGATGGATCCGCCGTTGCGCTTGCATTGAACTAGCTCATTGTAGCCGACCTTCTCTGCGAGGCGGGCGCGGCGGAGGGATTGGCGCGGGGTGTTGTCCTCGTCGTCGGGCTCGGGAGTATCGTGCGGGATGGCTTTTGCGCGGGCCGGTGGTGGCGGTGGAGGATCGGCGGCAGGTGGCGGAGGGTTACCGGATAGGGCTGGCTTCGGCGGTGGCGGCAGGGTGCCAGCTTGGCCGCGCTTGGCGCGTGGCTTGGCGTGAATCTCGCGCCAGCCCTGCGCCGCCTGCACCGAAGAGACCGGCATTCCTTTTTTAACGAGCCGAGACACTACGGATTTGTTGATGCCTAGCGCGTTGCTTAATTCGATGATCCCCATGCTAGGGCAACAAATGTCAAACTAAGCAACTCGCGCAAGAAAAACGAGATGACCCCAACAGCCAAGGGGTTTTCAGCGGCGGAAGCCTTCTTATACCCCCCTCTGGACAGCATCAAACGCGCAGTCATCACCGTCCAAGTAGCTCCCTGACCCGTTTCGCTTGCCGCTCCATCGGCTCGAGTAGGTCGAGCGCGCGCGTCAGCTTGTCCTTGTCCCATGCTTCGACCTCGTCGCTCATCTTGCGTTGCCACAGCACGAACGACTGGTGGATCCCCTCAATGGTGACTATCGCCTTGCTCTTGTCCGCTGGGTTCAACGTCTCAGGCTTCGGCGAGTGGATCAGGCCAAGGCCGAGCTCCATCTGCACCTCAGCGTCGGCGACGTAATCGACTCCCCACTTAGCAGCGGCAAAGTCCCGCGACTGCTTGAGCCACTTGGATGCTGATGACTTGCAAAGCAGGATGCTGCGGTGGATAGACTCCCATCGCTCCTGACTGGTGGACTCAGGCAGGCTAACGGCGGACGGGGTAAACGTATTGGTGTCGATGATTTCCATAGTGTTGTTATTGGTTAGAATGTCTTGCCCTGGCTTCTGCCTTGGCCTTGGTAAATGGATCGGTCGCCTTGGCTTTATAGACCTCGCGCGACGCTTGACTCTTGCGGTATTTGAGGCAGTCAAAGTTTGAATCCTTCCCGCTCAGGATGTCGCGGATCCCAACCGTGTAGTGCGAAATCAGCGCCCGCGTGCAGCCCAGCTCCCGAGCGATCTCCGCTTGGCTCTTCTTGCCGTTCAGCTGATCCAGCCCCGAGGCCAGCGCCAGCGCGTGCACCGTCGCCGGAAGGTTCGACGATTGAAGCATGAGCCCAATCACCCGAGCGAGGATCAGCGATTGATTCCTCATCACCGCGTCGTCGCGCATCTTCATGATCCGCCGCGCCTGCTTAATGCTGACGCCGATGTCATCCGCAATGATCTCTTCCTCGGTATCGATCAACTCCGCCATGTCTGGCGTGTAGCTTCCCGTGTTTTCATACAGCATCATTCAATCCTTCGTCGATTCGTGAACCTGTCAACCGGCAGTCTGAATTTTGCCCGATGTTGGAATTTGTGACCACTAACCAATGCTAGCAGTCACAAACCCAATCCATCACCGATCAAAAAGGAATGTCATCATCCGGGTCAATCTCCGCCGAAGATGCCGAGGCCATCGGCTTGATCGCCGCCTGCGATAGATTCGTCGGTGCGCGCTCTCCGATGTGCTTCCAGTTGCCAAGGATCGGGCCTTTCTCGCCTGCAAGTCGGCGCTCCTTGCTGATTACCTGCGTGATGAAGCCGTCGTTCCCATACTGGTCTGTTCCATCCCTATTCTCAAGCAGAGTCAGGTTAAGGTAAGTTCCTTTTGCTCCCACATAGAGAGCGGCCTTGTCGATTTTCTTAACGTCAATGTTCAGCGATTGCATTTGGTTTATTTGGTTTGGTGTATTTTTGTCTGAGATATTCAGCGACGCTTTGCGCCTGCTTGAGTTTGGTTTTTCCATCGAGGACCGTCGGCCCGTCTGGCGTTTCGATTCTCCACGATTTGTCAGATTCGCGGAAGGGGAAGAAATGGCTTCGCTCGTTCATAGCTCGCCTTCCTCATACCCGATCAAATGCTTCAGCCCGATCAGCGTGCAGTCATCACCATCGGCGAGGTGAGCGTTTTTCCTCAGCTCCGCGCGGATCCCTTCGACTAGTCGATTGGCCTCCTTGATTTGCTCAACAGCCTCCTCCTTCCACCCCTGGGCAAGCGATCTCCAGCGTTCAACTTCTACTTTCCACTCTTCGATTTCTTTTTCATACTCAACAGCAATGGTCTTCCAGTCTTCACGTTCGGCAGATACCTTGTTAATGCGCTGATTGCAATCCCAAATCGCTTCATCCCGATCTCTCACTAATGCACTGTTTCCAGTTTGCCAGATATGGCATGATCGGATTGCTTCATTGCGCTCGCGTTCCAGCCTTTCGCAGAAATCAATCTGATCGTTCCAGTTATCTACATTTGCTCTGCTGAAAAACCATTTGGTTTCCGGTGTATCAGATACTGTACAGGATTGATGTGTTTTGTTTAACGTATCAGTCATTATGCTTCAGGGTTCGGGCTTCGAGCATTGCGTCTGCGACTTTATACGCTTCCTCAGCGATGTTTATAGAGTGGCCGTACATTGAGATCATCGCCTGTCCAGCGAAGTAGTCGCGCAGTGACATCCCATCGTGAATGTTGCCATAGGTTACTGGATGCACTGGCCCGCCTTCTTCAAATACGAATGGCGATTTCTTTTCGGTCGTTGTTGTTTTCGTTTCGGTAAACATATTGTTGTTTGTTAATAAGATTGGCTTTACGATCCATGATTCTTTCCATTTGTTTAGTTCTTCTGGTTGCAACAACATCTTTTCATGACGTTGATCGCTACTCCAGTATCTATCCACTGGTTTAGGTTTTGACTCGTACCAGTACCAGTCGCCGCTCTCACCATCCATTGCAGCACCCGTAGCCCATTCAGGCGCAGATGACCAGTCGATCATTTCAGCACCTCCTGCACGGTGATGCGTTCCCAAAGACCATCATCATTAAATTTATTTAATGACATATCGTAAACATTACCACTTTCAGTTGATCTCATCAGTTCAAACGTGCGCGGCGACGGCTTTATTCGGTATTCATCTGGATCATACGGATCTGTAATGAGATTCTCAACATCAACCCAATCACCTCCGTCGTCGAATTGAATCGTTTTCCCATCAGCCAGTGCCTGCACCAGCGGCAGGAAGTCTTTTGCGTTGTTTTTGTTCATTTTTCTGAGGTTGTTATGAGGGTTACTTTAGCGGTGATTTGAGGTAGCACGGTTTTTACCACCTCCATGATGTGAAATGGGTAGCACCATGGATTGGTTTTGTCGGTTTTCAGGCAGGTGCAGGAATCTTCCCATAGCAGCTTGGTTTCTTGCAGGATGACCTGCTCGGCGGCTTTCACTGAGGAGTATGGCCCACGCGCCTCAAAGGTTCCTTGGGACGTACCTCCAATTTCGGTGTCGATGATCCAGAATTGTTTCATGGGTAGGTTGTTTCGTCGTGGCTGTCGTGGTCTGGGTCGGTCTGGCAGTCGCAGTCGTCGCATCGATGGCAGACGTCCGCCACCGCTCGCGCGAAATCGTCGTGTGCTTGGTAGAACTCCGCCTCTTGATCCGGCGAGTAGTTCCCCCCTTTACAGGCCAGCGCCTCGCGCCTTCGGAAGATCGACTCGTAGTTTTCACCGTAGAGCTTCATGTCGACCTTTCTGGGTGTGTCGCCTTTGCCGGCGTGGTTTTCTTTATTCATTTTCTAGTTTTTCTAATAGTGCCTTGCGGACCTTGCGGATCGCCTTTTTTTCAATGTAGTGAATCATCTGTTTCGAGCAGTTGCAGTAGGCGGCCAGCTCATTCAAATCCCGATATTGGCCGTGGACCAGGGTTGCCCCCGAGATCGCCAGCCCAAGATCAATCTCGATCCCCTTGGGCGCATTGTCCGTCCTCTTCGGTCGGTTCGGTGCTTTACTCACCCGCCGACCCTCCCGAAGACTTCCTTGAAATCCGCGACCGCCTCGGCCCGTTTTTCCGGAGTGACGACCACCTTTTCAAAAATCTGGGTGATCGATGGCAGCGGAGTGCGCTTTTCTCGCCACCACAAGGCGTGCTGAAGGACGTCTGACGCGGTCTGTGCGAACTTGTCCCGCTTGATAGGTTGCCAGCCTACAGCGCCCTCTGGGAGCCTCGCACGGAGGTAGTCACGAATCGCGCCCCATTCCGCCTCACCGATCCCCTCGAAAAGCTCCAGATCGTTGCCGATCGTCACCCGTTCGCCGTGGGTCATCGGAAATCCCCAGCTCGACCGCAGCGATTGGATTTTCTGCCCGATCCGTGCCACCGCCACCGCCGCCTCCGCGCTAGCTGCGGTAGCAGCTTCCTTTTCATTCCTTTCCTTTCCTTTCCTTTCCTTTCCGTAGCTAGTGTTTTCCGTTTCACTAGGCGGTGTGCTAGTAGCACTTTCGCATTCTGCTAGGGCTGGTGCTAGCGGAGTGCTAGAAACTTTCGCGTTTTCGGCCTTCTTGCGTCCACCTCTCGATCCCGCATCTCTCTTCAGTTTAACGTCTTCCTCCTTGTCTGAAGGGTATCCCCACAGAACCACATCATTCCCATCCCACTCCCACAATTCACACTCCGCCGATACCTCCTCCAGCATCACCCCGCAGGTCTGCTGCCAGCGTCGGCACTTCCAGCCGTCACATCCGGTGATCACGCCACCGTTCTCTTGGCTCGCGCAATACATCATCAGCTTCAGCCACGTCGCCTGTTCGGTCGGCTCGCAACCGATAAATTCGGGAGAGTGCAGCACCCGTGTCTCCAAATTCAACCAGTTCATGATTCCGCTAAATTCATGGTTTGCGGTTCACCATGCGCGCCATCGGTCGTTTCAAACTCGCCATCGCCACCGCTGCCACGGATCAGCTTGCGACCGCGCCGGTGCTTGCTCAAGCAGGCCACGCTGCAAATCTGCAACCGCGCCTGTGTCGGATACCCGCACACCGTGCAGCACCGAGGCCGCGCCGCCACCATCTTGATTTCTTGATTAGACATATCTCGTTCTTTGATTGTTTGTAAAATAGGTTCCTCCCGCTGCCTCCACGCCACCACCACGGTTAGGGGTTCGGCGCTTCAGCTCGGCGACATGCCACGGGAGGGGTTTTTCAGCGTCACTCGACGCCGGAAATCATTTGGTCAGCTGCGTCAGGATCATCGCCAGCTCACCCGCGCTCAGGCTTGCGCCTTGCTGGAAGATCACGCGGCCGTTCTTGATGCTCCACGGCGTCGAGTTGGAGCTAGGTTTCACGATCGCCGTGCGGCTCTCCTGATCCATCATGTATGCCTTTTGTTCGCCTTCAGTTCGGATTCGGTCCTGCTTGAACACCTGCTTGGCTTGCGCGCTGGTCATGTCCTTAGCCTTAACCTTGAGCACATCAGTCCCATGCTCGGTATGGACCACCAGCGCGATCGGCTCGTCGATGTATCGCTGTTGCACCGAGTAGGGCAGCTTGGCCAGACGCTCGGTGCCAGGGGAGCTATTCATCAACAAATGCGGGTGAATGATCTTACGGCCCATCTGCTCAAACTTGCCGAGGATCCCAGCGTTGAGGTGCGGGCATTTCGCGATAATCGAGTCAAACACATAAGGATCGGCCTCGACCAGTTCCACGATGATCTCGCCAGCTGCCACCCACGCCTCGACGCCTTGGGTGTAAAGCTCGACGAATTGATTGATCTTGCTGTTTTGTTGCTTCGTTGTTAGTACGGTTGTCATTTTTATTGGTTTTCTTTGGTTTGTTGTTTTGCGTAATCGGAGATTGCCTGCCCTGCGGCGAGGAGTTGGAAGAAGGTTTTTGCTGATTTGGCTTCTTTTTTCTTGGTGAGGTATTCGCGTTGATAATCCGGATTTTTTTCGAGCTCCTTGTTGTATTTTTCGCGTCGATAATTCGGATTCTCCGCGATCTTCTTGGCGTATTGCTCGCGCTGATAATTCGGATTTTCCGCGAGTCGCTTAGCATATTGTTCGCGGTAGTAATCCGGATTTACATCAAGCTTTTTCGCGCTTTGTTCACGGCGCATTTCCGGATTTCTCTCGATCTGCTTGGCATATTGCTCACGGTGATAATCCGGATTTTCAGCAAGCTTTTTAGCAATCATCTTTGAGTATTGCTCTTTATTGTAATCAGGATTTTTCCCGATCCGTCTTGCATACTCATCTTTATTACGATTGGGTTTTTTCCCAAGCAGTTTCGCGTAGTTTTCTTTGTTGTGATTAGGATTTTTCTCGATTTTTTTTACGTATTGTTCACGGCGCTCGTGGAGATGGTTGGGGTTTTTCGCTAGCAGTTTTGCGTAATACTCACGACCCCGATTAGGGTTTTTTGCGACCTGTTTTTCATAATTCTCTTTGTTGTAGTCGGGATTTTTTTCGATCTGTCTTAAGTACTTTTCGTGTCGTTCGCGGCGACGATCTGGATTGTTTGCGATATATTTTGCGTAATGTTCTTTGTTGTGATTGGGTTTTTTTTCGAGCAGTTTCGCGTAATTTTCTTTATTAAGATCGGGGTTTTTGGCGATCTTTCTTGCGTATTGCTCACTCAAAAAATCAGGGTTTTCCGCGAGCATCCGATTGTAACGGTCTTTGAAATAATTAGGGTTTTTGGCGAGATACTTCTCACGGCTGAATACTGCGCATTGACGACATCCTCCTGACATAACCCGATCCGCAGCCCCACACTTCACGCACGGCTTCACGTGTTTGATTTCTTTACTCATAGCTTCTTCACCCTCCCATACTCCGCGATTAACGCGGCATCGATCATCCCGTCATGTGGCTTCGTGCAGCGGTGGCTTCTCAGCCACGTCTCCTCGGGCCATAATTGCCGAGCCCGTTGCAGTGCCGCGGGCTTGGTGTCGCCTTTTTTGCAGCCGGGCAGCATGACCCGCTGCCATGCCTGCGGCGTGATCCGGTGGTGCCGGATTTCTAACCATTCGAGGATTCCACGGATACAGCCATTGCTGTCCCACATTGAGCAAAGCGCCATCGGCCCCTTGCTGAATTTGCTCGCTGTCTCCATCACCACGGTGACTGGACCTGTCTCGCGCAGGCCACAAAGGAACTTGCCGATTACCACGGCATCCACCTCGTTGCCTTTGCTCTTGCCGCGCGTCGGCATCTCGATCCGGTCGATAAGCGCCCCCGCATGTTGCGATAGCGCGACCAGTCCGCCCGTCAATCCATTGTCGATTCCGATGTAAATCATGGGTTTGGTTCGGTTATAAAAAACAAGCGGCCCGTTGCTCGCGGAGGTTGAAGAGCCCATTCAGATCCGGCTCACGTCGCATGATCAGCCGCGCATAAAACGCCCGGTGATTATTGTTCAGCACATAGTCATCGGCGGTCGTCTCGGTACACGTCACCCAGCGCGCATGCTCGAACAGCATCCCCATCCCCAGCTTGCCCTTGCCCTTGATCCGCCACTCTCTCGCGAAAGATACGAGCAGTTGATAGACATGCGGGTTCGCGAGATGGAACTTGAGGAACTGCTTCTCCAGTTTGCTCGGCTCATCGAAGAGACCGAGTTGCTCGATGTGGTCAATCACGACTCACCACCTTTCAGTCGGATCACCGCGCGGTCGTCGATCATCGTCCGGTGCGCCATGGCATCCATCAGGATGTTGCAATTCGCCGCGATGTGCGCGAGATGGCTTTGCTGGCTCTCTGGGTCAAAATCGACGCCCTCCATAAACTCCAGCAGGTGACGCATCATCGCCGATATATAGGTGCTGGCACTGACCTCGGTCTTCCGCCAGTTGAACGCGCCATACTTATCAGCGCCCAGTTTCTGCACCCACGCCGTCTGCCGCAGCGCCATCGGTGGCAGCAGAAACAGAGGGCACTTCGTCTTGCCGATTTCTCCTTTTGGATCGATCATATCCATGATGGTTTTTCGAGTTGATGAATCCCCTGGTACGGTAGCGGCCATTCGCCCGACTCGGTGCATTCCTTGTATTTTTCCAGCACGATCTCCAGCTTCCGCATGCCGCTTTCGACCCACTGCTCAGCGGTGTAAACGACATTGACGAACGGCGCTTTCTTCTCGACCGCGATCCATGTCCAGTAGGGCGGATTTTCGATCTGTTCCGACTTCGCCAGCACGGTGCTATACCATGCCGCTTGCAGGTCGTAGTGCATGTCCGCCACGCCCTTAGCAAAGCCTCGCGGCGATGCGTCCAGACAGGTCTTCAGGTCGCAGATCACCCACTCCTCGCCGTCGGTGCCGTGGCAGTCGAGCAGCGCCTTGCAATCGACGCCCATAATGGTCGCCAAGATCGGCGTCTCGCGGTGCTGGCATTGTTTGAGGATGTGCGCCGCGTTCGGATTCGCCCCTACCGCGGTTGCCATGTTATAGATGTCAGCCGCCTCTTCGAATCCGATGATCGGCTTGGTCTGCTCGGCCTTCCATGCTTTGCCTTCTTTGGTCACAAATGACATGCCAGCCGGGCGGATCGCATAGTGCGACGTGATGTCCTGCCCTTCCAAAATCAGCGCATGGGCGATCGTCCCGATGTGCATCGCCGACGTTGCCTCGCGCACCTCATTCTTGGCCGCTTGGAAATGCGCCGGTGACTTCAGCAGCGCCTTCGCCAGCGAGAAATTCAACGCCGGATGTGCTCGGTATTCCTCGGTAGTCATGGCTCGGGTTCTCCTTCCGTTTCGAGCAGTGGCAGATCGGTCGTTGGCAAGATGAATGACGGAGCCGCCGCTGACTTTTGAGGCGTGACGTTCCGCACCTTCGGATCCGCTGGCATGTCGTAGTTTTCCTCGCTGGTGTGCATCCCCAGCGTGATGTCAGGCGCGTAAATCCGCGCGAAGAACGCGGCCGCACGGTAGCGCAACATCAGCTCCGGCATCGTCAGCCACTTGCTGCCCGCCTTGGTGCTCCATCCTTCGGCCTTCGCCATCGCCATCGAAACCTGCGGACCCTCCACCCGCTCGCCGGTCTCCTTGTTAATTGCCCAGCACATGCAAGCCCGCGTCATGGCCTCGCCTGTCAGCTCGAATTGCAGCGGCGTGAAACGTCCCGATGCGTTAGTCATCGCGATGAGAAACGAGGCGCGGAACGATGGCCGGCCATGGATCACATCGATGTTTTGCAGCACCATAAACGGATCCGCCCCGAGCCGCTTCGCGATGTTCAGGCCGATCGCGCAGTTGCTCATATTCCCTTGGAATTCCTTCGGAACCAGCGTGGATGATGAAAGCAGCTTCGCTTGGCGTTGCACCAGTTCGAATGCCATGGTTTCGTGTTCGATTGATAATTGTGTGGTCATATTTTTATGGTTTGGTTCAGATTTGCCCGAATGGGAGAATGGCTTGGTCAGGATCCGGCAGAGTCGCCGACAGACTCGATTGGTAGGTCGCCGTGAACCTCACCGAGGTCTCGATCTTCGAGCCCTCAAGGTCGACCATGCCGGTGATGGCCAGCTTCAGCGGCGGGAATTTCTTCTCGCTCTCCTGCGCCTCCTCGATGTTCTCCTGCCATGCTCGCAGGATGTCCGCCGACCGCTCGCGCAGCAGCTCGCCGACTTGGGCGGTAATGGTATCGATGAACGAATCCATCCGTGCATTTGATAAATTAACAGTGCTCATTTTTATGTGGTTTCAGTGCGTAAACAGTTGTTGGATCTTGCGGAAAATCAGCCCGATCACGACCGCGCCTGCGGTGTAGGCTCCAAAGTGGAGGATCACGCCGTTGCGGTGCTCGCGCTTCATCTGCGCGATTCGCATCTTGCGCATGAGCTCGATGTCGCTTTGTGGCTCGTTGCCGAAACACGGCACTTTTTCTCGATAGTTAATTTTCATGCGTTTTTGCTCAGGTAAACGTCCGAATCGATGTATTCGCTCTTGTGCCGCGCCAGTTGCCACTTGGTCGGCGCGAAAATGATGAAAGCCGCGTCGACTCCCTCCATGTTCGACCGCATCGACTCAATGATGTCCGAATCGCTGAACCCATAGCGCGAGTCTTTCAATCGGCGCAGCGAGGCGATGTGTTCTTCGAGCGAAACTTCGCCGTCGATCATCGCGTCCAGGCTTCGTACAAACGACTCACGCGGGGCCTTCTTCTTGACCTGATCCTTCGGGTTCAGATCCGTCGAAATCGACTTGTAGCCCTGGTCGATCGCTTCCTGCGGGGTAATGAGTTTCATGGCAACAGGCGGACCAGATCCTTCAGGACAATGATGATGGAGATGAACAACAGCCCGAAGCCGCTGGCCATCGGGACCGCCAGCCAATCCGGCGGGTTGATGATGATTTGTGGTATTTTCATGATTTCGTTTTCGTTGGATTGGATCCCCCACGGCGCGATTTTTTTGAACTGGCGTTGCGCGGACTTGAGCGAGGCAGGCGTCACCCTGCCGCCGTGGGGAAAAGGGGTTACCTGACGCGGTGCGCGATCGCGTCTAGCACGTCAGAGGATAAAAATCGGCGGGTGACCTTTGACTTGTTCGGCACCCGAATCGCGGTCGGAATGATTCCCTTATCCGACCACTGGATCAGGGTCATGGTGGAGATGCGCAGAATCGCTGCCATCTCGCGGGTCGTTTTTAGGGGTTCGGCGGTCATGTTTTAACGGCGTTAAACGGCATTTGCAAAAAAGAACGGACAGGTCGGAAATCAGTTATTCTGGGCGGCGTGCTCGCTGATGACCTGATCAGTGTACTTGCCGAGATGTTGCCGAACAAACGAGGAGACCGATCTCCCATCAGCTGCGGCGGCTGCCTTGATTTTCAGCATCAAATCACTTGGCAGCTTGACACCGAGGAAATCGTTTTGTGGATTGTTTGTATCACTTGCGGGGTTGATCGTTTGGTCTGCTTGTTTGTCAGTCATGAGCGGTATTTAACGGCGTTAAACGGCATCCGCAAGCAAAAAATAAAAAAAGTTTAATTTTTTTTGCAAGGCGTTAAACGGCGTGGTAAATTCACAGCATGCCCACCGAAAAAAGAAGTCACGATCGATCGCCCGACCAAACGATGCTAGGGGTGTCAATGACGAAGGATCTCAAAAACCGCATCAAAAAAGCCGCGCAATATGATGGCCGCTCGATGGCTAATTTTGCCGCACAATGCCTCAAACAAGCCATTGAAGATTTGGAGCGCGAACAGCGTTTAACGGCGTCAAATACCCCCCCCGATAAGACCTTCCAATGATGTGTATACAATCGCGACTGACGGCCACACCTTCTGACCTCACCTGAAAAACTGCTTCCCCGCTTCCTCGGTGATCGACCGGCGGTAGTGGCGGAACAGCACCGACGACCCCGCCGTGTGCCCCATAGCGTCCTTACACGCCTTCTCGCCGTAGGCCGCGAGATAGTTCGACGCGAAGGTGTGGCGCAGCACATCGCTCGCCGTGATCCCAGCCGCCTTGCGCAGCCGCTGGTGGACTTTCTTCCAGTTGGATGGCACCACCGTCCCGCTTTTCGGATGGCCATTCAGCATTCGCCGTAGCCGAGGTGTGATCGGTATGTGACGATCCGTCCCCGTTTTTGCGATGCCAGGGGAAATGTAAATCTCATCCTTCCCGACGTCCGACCAATCCAGCTTTGAAATTTCGCCCGACTGCGAGTCAGGCCGGATCCCCGCAAACAGCAGCAGCGCAATCGCCCACGCCTCCTCCTTCGACTCACAAGCCCGCAGCAGAACATCCACCTGCTCCGGCGTTAGAATCTCGATGTGCTCGCTTTTATGGTGGCGCTCGCGATGCCCCAGCACCGCCGAAATATAGCGCCCCCGCAAGTCCTTCGTCGAACGCGCCGTCGGTCCATCCAGCGCCCGCCCGATCACCTCCTTGTCGATCAGATTGCACTGAGTCGCCATGAACCAATCAGGCAGCCAGCGCGCCATCTTCTCGATGCTCTCCATGTAATTTTGCCGCCACCTCGCCTCATTCGCCAGCATCACCGCCGCATGCCGCTCTGCGAACGTCTCCGAAGTCCCCGCCTTTTCGATCCTCGCCGCCACCTCTTTGGCTGCGTCCAGCAAAGTCAGCCCGTGCGGCTTCAGGATCTCGATCGCCTTCGCCGCATCGAGCGCCAAATCGTAAGGGATCACTCCGCCGATCTGCCCAGACCGCAGCTTGGACCTCAAAGCCCCCGCGAACCGCTCCGCCAACTTCGGGTCAGAGAAAAATCGCCGCTCCCGTTTTCCGCTCCCCGTAAAAGTCGGCGGGATCGAAACCGACCACCCGCGATCAGTCAATTTCGGCGTGAATGAGGGAACCTTTGGCAT